TGCTTCAGCGATTCCACTTCCAGCTTCAGCCCCTGATAGACCGAAACGATTTCCCGCGCCCATGCCAGCACACGGTCGCCCTCTGGGGTAAATCCGGCAAAGTTATTGCTGCGGTTAATCAGCGGCAAGCCCAGCTCGCGCTCAAGATTCTTCAGGCGCATAGAGAGGGTTGGCTGTGTAACAAAACTGGCTTCCGCGGCCCGCCCGAAATGGCGTTCACGTTCCAGGTTACACAAGTAAATGAGTTGTTTAATGTCTATCTTCTTTTACCATCAATAACTTACGTAGTTATATTTTAGCCTTATGATTTTTTATGTACTACTCAATGTACTAAATAAAATTTCACTACGGCTTTCACGTCGCTGTTAACATCATATTATGCCTGATGCGACTTCGGTTCAAATCGTCGGCCGTAGCGGTTCATAGACGGACACCACTTCCGCCGTCACTTTACCCAGCACAATGATGCCTTCCATGCCCTCTCCGTCGATCGTCTCGCCGTCTGAGGTGATAATCCCTGAACTAAACAATCTGCCCAGTTGCGGGAACTCGCCTTTCTGGAATGCGATCTTGTCGCCCGGCGCGGGCTTCAGTGATTTGTCTGCCAGCACGAACCCGTCAGGTGTCTCAATCAGGATCATGTTGTTGCGGTTTGGCATCAGGACATCGTTCAGGTCGATGCGCCGCTCGATGTAATCGGACGCGGGTGATGGAAATTCCATAGTTACCTCACGTATCCCATGTTGCGAAGAGACCAGGTCTTATTCTCGGTCTCCTCTGTGACCAGTTCGAAGAAGAAATTCTGGTATCGACGTATCCACCGGTTGCACTCTGCCAGCGTCCACACGAGATTCAGGTCATCCAGACGCTTCTGGAACGCCGCAGTGGTGACAATCTGCCGCCCCCGGCCGTCCTTCGTTATCGCTCCAGTGAACGCTGCGTGTATGTCACTCTCTCTCGCCATGATAAATACCCCGCTGACAAACACTGTATGGATAAACAGCAATATCGATCGAAAAATTTCTCCAGTCAATAAATTACTCAGCAAAAGATATTGATTTTTGCTAATAACATCAGAAGCTACGTTATTTAGCTATTAACTACATTTACAAATCAGGTTAAAATTTTAATTGTTATATAAAACATATATATATAAAAAGATTTAGACAATTAGCTAATCTGCATTCTAGCTAACATTGACAGCAAAAATGGCGATAGCTAATCTCTTCAAACACACACAGTGGAGAAGAAAATGGATAATAAAAAAAGAGCAATAAAGGCAGCTGCTGTTTCTGCAGCTGTAAGATCTGCGCCAAAGGCCACGCACTCAGGAGCGATGTCGGCCAGCGGAGTATCATGTGCAGTTCTTCCTGATGGCAGGCGAGTCGTCTCCATGCAAGGCAATGGAGGGCTAGCTGAAACCTTTGGTGTTTCGGTTGGGTCAAGAATGCCTAAATGGGTGCCTGGTGGCGAGAATGGTCAGCTACCTTATGTTTTACAGGCTCCGGAAATACAAGATTATATTCCCGACGAGCTGCGTGAAGCTCTTGCCGAACCCATAGTTTATAAAGTTGGCGTTGGTGCTGCTTATGGAATTGATGTCACGCTTCTACCAGCCATATGTGAAGTTTGGATTGAGGCTGAGAGAGATGGAGTTTTAAGGCAGAGGAATCATATTGCAACCGCAAAGAAAGCTAATGCTTTATACAAAGCGCTAGCCAGGGTTGGTGCGGTTGCATTGGTTGATGAAGCAACAGGATATCAAAAGGAACGCAAAAGGGACGCTCTTGCTCAGTTACTTGAAGAGTTCATCGCTAAAGAAATGCGTCCATGGGTCAGTACTTATCCTGCCGACTTCTTTGAGGAGCTATGCCGCCTGCGAGGCGTGCCTTTCCAGGCAAATATGCAAAGGCCTCGATATTTTGGTCACTTGGTTAACAATATAACTTATGACCGAATGGCTCCGAACTTAAGGGAGACTTTAAAAGAAGAGCGTGCTAGAGCGAAGAAAGGCGGCGCGAAGATGCATCAGTTCCTTTCGGAGGGTACGGGCTACGCAATGCTTCAAAAGAGGCTAACAGGCATAACAACGCTGATGCAGGCATCTGACAACTATGAAGGCTTCATTGCGCTTTTGGATAAGGTACACCCTGTACTAGTTGAACCTGAAGATGATATTCCTGATGAATGATTACATCCCGGCCACCGCGCCGGGTTTTTCATGCCCATCGCTTGGCTCCCGTTCAGCTGCTGACCTACGCTTACCAGACCCATCCCGCAGCCCGCTGAGACTGGCGCGGTACACTCTGCCCCGTCGCCAGGGCTTTTTTATGCATCTAGGCCGTCTATCGCTTTCATTCTGCCCTGCAGCTCTGCAATAACCGCGTCTTGCTTTTCAATCTTATCCATCAAAGCCAGGATAGCCTCGTGGTGAAGCGCTGCGGCAACACCGGTAGTATCCGGTGCCAGAACGTCTTTAACGACAGTTCCATCTGACATTGTCATGTAGCCGTAGACAGAAACGGCTGAGGGGAAAGCGGCCTGAACATCCTGCGCAATAAAACCAATACCCGGTGCGAAACGGTCAAGCCTGTCCCATGTAACACCTTTGATAAGGCGCATCTTCACCAGAGGATCTTCTATTTTTTTAATATTGGTTTTTATCCGTTTATCGGATGACGAAACCCACTGCTGAGGTGCGTAAGCATTTCCGTTGTTTCTGAACTCGAAAAGCACGTTACTGCCGAAGCCGTTCAGGACAATATATCCTGAGAACTTAGAGTTGACCTGCTCTTGGCATAGCAGTGCGGCGTAGGCCCCCCGGGTGTCACCATAAGCTCCACGCCCGCTAAGTACGGACTTAACAAACGCGGCGTTATAATAACCGCTACCAGCATCGGTAAATTTCTTAGCTGTGACCTCTCCGGAATCAACAAGAAAGTCACCATTGTAGAATGTTGCCCCGCCAGACTGCGCTAACGCCCCGCTTATAGTGCCCTTGCCACTTACGGTAAGGTCTTTATCGACTGTCAGATTTCCTGTGATTTCACCGCCAGATTTGTCGAGCTTCCCGGAAATAGTCTGCGCGATTCCATTCCACGCAGGGCCAGACCATGAAGTGCCATCAGGGATGGTTTTTTGATGCCATTGTCACGCGAGTAGCAAGAAGTTCAAACTGCTGAGCGGTCTCAACAATTTTCACTGCCGCCTGTACCGTAATGTATGCTTTCACAGCAGATGCCAGACTGGTAAACCCACCGCCTAAGCTGTCGGTTTTTTTCTCTAATCTGTCCAAGCTATTGCCTGCTTTGTCGGCAGTTCCGCTCATCTTATCTAATCGATTGTTAACCTCACGCTGCGCCTCTATAAGCTTTGCAACTTCAAGCTCTACCTCATAGACGATACTTCCAAGCTGTTTCTCGCTAGCCATAGAATCTCCGGGCAATAAAAAACCCGCCGAAGCGGGTTCATGTCTTATTCTTGTGTTTCATTGAACGTCTTTGCCGCAAAATCTGCAGAGTATGGCCTCTTTTTTTATTTCTTCTGCACAGAATGGGCACTTCTTAATTTCCGATGAGCCATTAATCATCGTATTCATTGGATGCCCCGAAGGAGAATGCTTGTCGTGTTCAGAATTTGTAAATGACCAAACCAATGCAACAACCCATCCCAGCCCGGTCCATCCTAGAGCCACCGTAAGCACCCATATAGCAGTTGAGTTTTTGTGGCCCCTGCCACTTGCGATAATTCCAGGCAAAAGATAAAAAATCAAACCCAGAATAAAAACTATCATCTCTCCCATTAATCCGCCCATCCTTCAACTTTACGCTTAGATTCAATCCGTTCCAGTGTATCAAAATCCTTTAAACGGCGCAGGATGATAGCTTACTGCCGATAGCCATGATGCGCAGGGACCGAAAAGACACCATTAGAATATATATGAGGGTTTTGCTTCAATGCCTGTATCGCAAGTGGTGCCAAAGCAATGTGTTTTTCGCAAAGGGCTATCGCTTTCTTGAAATGTTTAGGGTCAGCTCGAAGCTTGTAATGCTTCTTGATCTGTTCCTGCAGGCTGAAGTGCGCTTGTAATATCTGGTCGTGGCTTAAGTGCCGCAGTCCATCCAGCCATTCATCTTCGGTCATATCCCTATCCCCATAAGCAACAGTGGGCAAATCCTAGCCGGGATACGTCGCAATGGGAAGCAAGAAACCCGCAGTTAAGCGGGTTAAGTTAAGCGGGTTAAGAGCGTTTACGCGATTCAGTGATGAAGGTGACGATCTGGGAGGATAAGCTCTCGCGAAATTTTGAAGTTGTCTGGTCCCTGATTTTCGAAATGGCTTCTTTTTGTTGAGCACTTAAACCAGACCACTGCGCCTTATCTGGACCAATTGAATCATGGTACTCAGAGAGTTCAGCGCTACATTTTTCAGAAGCTTCATACGCGATGCTGCTTGCTGACTTGGTGGTTTTGAGTTGGCTTTCAGCATATGTGGTAACGCAGCGGGTGAGATTGTCAGCGGCACCTTCTAAGTTAGCGTGTGCCACAAAGCACGCCATTAAGCCAACAGCGGCTATAACTAATTTCATATCCCTATCCCCATTGGTATCAGTGGGATAAATCCTAGCATGGAGTGGCCGCAATTTGGTGCAAAACTATAAGCATTTATTCTATTCAAGAATGTATTATCCAGAGATTAGTCATAGCCTTCTAATGAGCTTATTAAGGTGAAGTAATGGAAAAATTCAATCGAGACCATCAAAAAGAGATACTTGAAGTTCTTTACGATTCGTTCCCTAATGGACTAGATGTGGTAGATAAAACGAAACTTGAAAGACTGTTTGAAGATGATGACTTGTTCGTTGCTAATATGCTTTATTTAGAAGAGCATGGACTAATCGACAGCGGCATAAAATCTTCTTTGTCTGGTTTTTACATGAATTCTTCGGCAACAAAAATAACAGCTAAGGGTATTGATTTCATTCAGCACGATGGTGGATTAGGGGCAATATTGAATGTTCAAACTATAAAATTTCATCGCGATGCTGTTGTTGTACTGGAAGATCTCATTGCCCTGTCGGGCATGAATGATGCAGATAAAGAAAAAGCGAAGTCTAAGCTATCTGAATTGACAACGGAGTCACTCAAAACTGTTGTTCAGACGATTACCACCGCAGGCCTAGCCGTCCTGATGAAGTAAGTCCAGCCAGCAAAAAGCCCACCTGAGTGGGCCTGCTCATTACCTTACTGGATGTTCGGGAAGCGGCATCCAGTGGCTAACTTTTAGATGAGAATGTTGAGTTCCACCGCTGAGGGTTACATTGTTGAATCCGTAGATATTATCGTAAACAGCAACACCAACGCCTTTTTCCGTAGCAACAATGAACCTCTCGAACTGCCTGACAGTTTTCGGCAGGCTTTCTTCGATTGAAATCCACTTCATAGCATACCTCCATTAGGATAGAGCCAAAATCCTAATATGGACTGGGTACAAGGTGGTGCATAATGCCCCGCAAATGCACTTTGCATCAATCTAGGTTAACATTAACCTTCATCAACCACACTAAGGGACTATCATGCCAACTCCATTTGACTTAACGGCTTTAGCATCACACGGTGTTCACACAGACATCTCCAGTGAAACTCATACGCCTTTTGACTTATCAGCATTAATGGCCGCCGTGGTTAAAAGTGGTGGTCATTTGACCGTCAGTTGAAAAAGATTTAGACCTTTTGATTTTTCTTCACTAGCAAGCATTGGAAAGACACACTTGACGATCAAATGGTAGAAACAAAAAACCCACCGTATGGTGGGTTAGTTTTCACATTGCATTTTTTGCTTCAGCCACTTTCCTTTTCATTGCTTCAACGTCTGAAGCGGGGAAATTCAATGTTTGACTTTCGCTAAAAATTATTTGAATCTCTTTACCAGATAGCGCTAGCTTGTTTAAATAGGCCTTACCTTGATCGGTGCTGGGTTGCATCACTCCAACTTTACCCATGCAAACATATTTAAACTTAACGAATTTTCCATTTATCTTAAGAGGTGCCCCTTCCTCAATTTTATCTGATTGCTGGCCATCATAGCATGTTGATCCGGACACGCCGGGCTTTCTTAGATCAAGCAATGACACAAGCCAAGTATCAGAGTTTACAATAGCCAACTCTATAGGTAACTCTCGTCCTTCTTTAGAAATTAATACTGGAGTTGCGTTATTAGGGAATTGCCATTGAGCTAATTCAGCGCCGTGGGCTCCAGTCAGCATTGAGAATGAAAGTATTGATGCAAAAAACACCAACCTAGCTGGCTTCATCACTTTGGTCCTTGTGTGTCAGAGTTTCCTGATTGTAACCCGCTATGAGTATGCGTTGGAAGTTTAATCCCCTTCCCTATTTTCCTTTCAAGAGTCGTAATGTTACCGGCAAATACGCCTTGCTTTCCTCGCCAGATAATCATCCGCCACCATGTCGTACTCTTCGCGGGTGAAGCCTTTCTGCTCAGGGAACTTCGCTGCAAGCAGCATCTGAAACTCCGTCATCGTCAGTTGCTCCGCCTCTTCGCGGCTCATACCAAGGTGGGTGCGGGCAGCACTGATATACTCGAATGCATTGAACTCCGATGATGTTTTGCTGCCCTCATGGCGCTGCAACTTCCTGACCTTAGCCTTACCGATTATTCCATGCTGAATCAGGGACTGGGCAATCAGCACCATATCCCTGACTGGCATTACTCCGGGCCGATAGACGAATGCGCGGCGTCCTGTTTTACCCGGCACAAGCTCACCAGTGAGCGGAGTGGTATCCCTATCACAACAGGCGTCCAGCACACCAATTGCAGCCAGTAACGCACGTTTAGAGAAAGAGTGGTGCCTTACATGCTCTATCAACCAGCCTGGCATTGCGCCGTATGCTGCTATCGCACGATGTATAAGAGACGCCACCTCATCGTCATGCAGGTCATAAAATGCCTTCACAATCTCATCCGGTTCACCAATGTGTGACATGGCAGCGAAGGACGGGCGGAAGAAAAACTCATTCTCACCATAGCTTATGAGGCACTCGCCGATTTCTTTTAGGGGTATCATTGTAAAATCATTCACATTTGATTAATAATGCTGATGAATTTAATTTATAGAAGAAAGTAAAATGGCCTTTAAATTAAACAAAGACAATGCCGGAGTTATAATAAGCTTAATTTCATTAGCTACTTCCGCAGTCACCACTTACCTTGCATATCAGATTGGTAGCGATCAAGTAAAAGCAGCAAAAATTCAATTCTCTCCTATATTTACATTCCGAAAGGAACATGAAAAATATGAAGGGAGAGAAGTTTATAAAACTGAATACTTATCAATCGAAAATGAAGGCTATCCAATATTAAATTTTGACGTATCCTTAGATACAATATTAACCTTAACAATAACTGACTATGAAGAAAGAAAAAACAGTAAAATCATATACTTTCCGACTGATTATTTTCTAGGTAAATCCAGTTCCAGTGGAGGAAAAGGGAGGCTGGCATTTTATATTGGTAATGAAAACTTATCCCTAGACAACAAAATGAGGCAGCAGATTTCAGCATACAACCAACAGAACTATCAAAAAATCATAAATTACTCAACCAACACACTAATTAAAATCAACTACACGGACGCATCAGAAGAGCAAAAGATAAAATATTTTATAGACCAAAAAAAGTGTAAACAAAGATCAATATGAGTTGATACACTCTAGAATAGAAGGCATACCTGAAATACGAATGGAACAATTTAATCTTCAATCATTGATAAGCCCAACTACTAAACAGGGGCGCAATTAGCGCCCTCTTAATTAGCTTGTGACGGTCACAGCTGTATAGCCAGTAAATCCGCCGTCATTTGAAGTAAAGGTGATCTTCGCGGTGCCGGCGGACTCCCCAGTAACAAGGCCAGTGCTGCTGACGGTAGCTTTCGTTGCATCTGAGGTCGTCCAGGTGCCGGTGCGGTCAGTTGCATCAGTAGGCTGTACATTGCTAGTAAGCTGACGTGTAGCACCAACTGCCAGACTTGCTGTGGCTGGAGTTACTGTTACCTACTGCAGTGAACAGTGGAGCGAGCTTAGCAGGGATCGGAAGCTGAACGGCATCACTCTTGCTTTTGGCTCAACGGGAAGTAGCTGTATGGTTGTAGGCTTAGTTGCCATGCTGCCATCAGATGACTTGTGATCGATTTCCTGGCTGACTTTGTCTCCGTATTTCTTCGGGTTCATTCGGGCCAGCGCCCACTTGCGAGTATCAATACGAAGACGTGCCTTGCCAACCGCGGCGGCCTCTTCTGCAACGCTATCCGCTATGTCAAACATCTCTTCGAAAATTGCGTCAGCACGCGTCTCAGTGGCTTTCGCGTATTGGTCTCTAAACTCTTCATGTAGTGCCAGCCAGCGGAATACTGTCGCCTTTGCGGGCATCCCCGGACGCTCACAAACTTTGCGAAGGCTTTCACCATCGGCAAGCAGTGAACAGATGTCAGCAGCCACCTCTGGTAGATAATCAGAAGGGCGGCCAGTTTTTTTGTTGGTCGCCATAATTTTCCTTTAGTTTTCTCTTAAAATGATCAATATTGCCCTAAGAGCTTTTTGGAAGCTGCGAAGATGACGTCATTCAAATAGTGAGAAATGTAATAACGATTGGGCTACTTTGGTGGCCACTTATCCCAAAAACACTATCAATGTTGAATGCAACTATCCGAGCGAGGAGTAATGTTATGAAAAAAATCATCGAGAAGTGTCAAACTGTTTACCGAAAGATGTTTGACCCAACTAATGATGTGACTTTGATTGACGTCTTACTTTTCAGTCTTGGGTGTGGGGCTGCGTTCCCACTTCCAAAAAGCTCTACCCACTCTTGACTCTTCCAACTTATGTTCCAGAACCGCATCTTGCCACCCATTCAATTTGATAAAGCAATTACAACGAAATGCCTGTTAATTTAATTGGCTATTCGTTAAAAGGGTCCTGTAATGACTGACGAATTGTATATAGAGCTTCGCGAACTTTTGACAGTATTTCCCAGCATTTGCGTTAAAGCGAAGGCAAGTGATCCTGCTCAATCTATTTGGATACATTTGAAAGTTCAAAATAAACTGGTCATATATTCGCCATTATTAAGGCAAGTAGCTTATTGGAGCAAGCAAGATAGAAAAATGCGCACTTATGCTACAAAGGAGTATTCTCATGAACCTGGAACGCCTATTCCCAATAACTGTATAAGCATAAATAAGTTGTTGACAGATTATGACAAGGAGAATGATGCCCTTCCTAAACTACCCCCAAAAAGATTGGGCTCTAATACTTCTAATTAGAAAATTTTTTCCTTGGACAATGATGAGTTATTTCGAACAGAAAATATCATTTTCGTTTTTTAACAACCAGAAATTTAGCAAAACATAAAACTGCCCAAATGGTCATTTGCGTGGTGTTTAAATAGATGAGGCATTCGCAACAGAACATCTCTTCTTTGTCATTGAGTGCTATATTTTCCTTTGGAGAATTAATGAATACTGAGCTAAAAGGGAAATTACTGAAAAAGGGAAAAGTTAATTTTCAGGCTAATGAAAGCACCAAAAAAAGCAAGAAGTTTTATGAAATAATTCCATCCTTGAGTGATGCATTTAAGATTGCTGTCTTTATTGGTGTAGCCTATGCCCTAGGCAGCTTTATAAAAAATATATGGATATCAAAAAAATACAACAATGATACCCGAGCATGCTGAAATCTGCTCAAAAAACCCATCATATGAAAATTGTAGTGCTTCAATAGTGGATGCATCCAAAGCAGGCAAGAATGCTGTAGGTATTGTTGATGGCGTTGGAAAGAGATCCCTTAAAGAATAATTTCTTTCATCTTCTTTGTGAAATTAATTACTTTTTCATGTCTGAGAGTATCTCCGGAAGAGGCTCTCTATCTATTCATTTCTTTTGATATTTGCATATAACAAGCTAGTATGGGAAGCCGGATGAGTGGCCTTCAAATCTGGTGTAGACATGTTTGCTCCAATAAAAAACCGCCCTGAGGCGGTCAAAGTGCATGAGGTGAAACAGAGGTTATTTAGCGTACGCCAATGTAGCTTTGCTCGACAGTCTGAGTAATGGCGAAATCGATCTTACGAAGCAGTTCGTCAGGGCCTTTAGTACCCGTAGAGTCTACTCTCCCGGAGTGTTTACCATGGCCTGGCCAAAGCGTGCATTGACCAGTATATTCATATTCGAAGGAAACCATGCTCCCCTCAACCTTCGTGATTACAAGGGACCCCAGTTTGAAAGTCTCGTCATTTTTGTATGACCGGACGTCTTCTGAAAACCTTTTAAGGAAAGCAGGTAATTCTTTTTCTAGCTGTTCAACATGTGAATCATTCATCATGATATGCCCACCGAATTTGTTGTTCTCACCTCACGCATACCAACAAATGAGGATGGATGATGGTAATATCAACTAATTAATAAGTTATTTTTGGCACTGCTCTTTGATGTACTGCTGCAACCCAGCTATTTGCTTTCCGGAGACTTCGATTCGCTCTCTGAGGGTGAAGTAATCCCGTTGAGCGGCGTCAGTAAGTCGGGCGGTGGCTGCATCATCCAGGCCGGGGGTGTCGGCGGAGGATTGCTTCTCACAGGTGGCTTTGAGCTGCAACCGGCGCTTGCCAGAAGCAAGCTGATCGATAGTGGCTTTAGCATCAGCTAGCTCCTTCGTGTTTTTCGCATCGAGCGCGGCCACATCTCGCTGGCGCGTCTGCATATCGGTGATAGTGTCTTTTGCCTGCTTCAGGCTGCCGGTAGCGGTGTCACGCTGGGCCTTGTAGTCGATGGCATTGCCACGGTAATAAAGCGCGAACGCTACTAAAGTGGCTAATAGGAGCAGAACCAGCAGAATGAGCGCACTGAGAACTTTAGCCTTTAAGGTCATCGGCACTCTCCGCCAGGCACATGGTGCGCTCCATATCGCGCCGATTCATTAATCCACGCCATTTCTGGCCGCCAGCGTAAATCCAGCGGCGAAGCTCTTCACATGCGCCATCAACGTCACCGGCATTCAGACCTTTAAGCAGTTTCGATTTCGAGAACGCGTTTGTGCCAACGTTATAGGTGAAGCTGTATAGAGCGGCGCGCTGATATTCGCCCAAAGGGATTTTGACCATGCCGTCGACTGCCTTCTTAACCGGCTGCAGATCGTTCCACATCAGCCGATCACATTCGCGGTCAGTGTATTTCTTGCCTTTGATAATGCCAGTACCGGTGTGACCATCGCAGACGGTCCAGACGCCAGCCACATCTTTGTATGGCTCATACACCCTGCCCTCAACGCCATCCTTTCCGCCGAGGAATACCGTAGCGATAGCCATAGCTCCGCCGCCCGCGACAGCAATAAGCTTATTGCGCAGGCTGTTTGACATAGCCATGATTTAATCCTCGTTGATGTCTGGTGCAGTAGGCCAGCGCTGAAGGGCTTTGATTTGCGCCAGGGTAGCCTGAAGAGATAAGTCGGGTTGCTGAATGGGAAAGGATTGTTGCCCAGTGCTCAAAGCGAGGCAACGCGGCGTTCTTCCCTACCACTCTCGACCCTATGAGAGCTGAGAAGGATACCTCTAAGGTTTCTCTTGAATCACACGGCATTGAAACGTATCGGGACTGGTCGCTTACCACTTACGGCGGTCGCCAGTTCGACATGCTGGGAGCGATGGACAACAAGAACGTGTGCAGCAGCGTGTACTTGGGGTCTGTGAATGAAGAAAAAGTTAATTATGGAAGGAAAGATATTTGAAAATGAAGTCAAGCTGATGAGGCAGCAAATCATTTTTAGGAAACCATATGGGGACGTCATCAGCTTCGCTGTAAATCAGCTGGGCCTCACCAGAAAAGAAGCGTTAGGCTTATATGACGAACTCACAGTGGAGTGCCATGGTTCATGGAAAGATGTTCGCAGTCAGATGGATGATTGACGTGATGTATGTTTCGAAAATGCCGAAGGGCCGCATAAGCAGCCCTTCTAAATAGGGTGAGGGATTCGAACCCTCGGCACACCATCTCTGGTATACGCCTCACTTTCAAAGAGGTGCCTTAAACCAGGCTCAGCCAACCCTCCGTTGTACCTTGCAAGCAAGGGGTAAAAAGAATATACCATCGTGATTAGGAAAATAAAACTTATGATTGGTGGTATTTGTGTCACACAACTTAGCAGCACGCAGCAGAGAAGAGCGCGACCGTACTAACGTGGATTTAGCCGCTTCAGGAGTCGCATACAAGGAACGTATGAATATGCCGGTTATCGCCATGGAGGTGGAGATGCAGCAGCCTGAAGCGTTGAAGGAATATTTCAGTGAGCGCTTGCAGCATTGCAGGAACGTTGCGCTGCAGTTCCCGCGCGGCCCTGACCCAATTTATCTGAAGGAAGAGAAGCTGTGAGGTGGATTTTTTTATCTGGAATGTTGATTTCCATGACAGCAATAGCGGATGACAGGGCATTTGAAACGCCAGAGGTTAAATGCCTGAATGACCACACTTCCCCCTTCATTAAATCCGACATTCAGCCACAAAAAATCGTTGATGAGGCTTATGTTACTTGCAAGCCTGAACTGGATGAGTGGAAGAAATTGCAGGAACCATTGCCTGATGAAATGAAGCAGCGCATGCGCAAAGAGCTTTATGACTTCTATATCAGGATGATTGAAAAACGAAGAAATTATGAAACTATTAAATCCGCAGAAGCCGCCCATTGAGGCGGTTTTTCCTAGCCCGCAAAGCTAAAGTTTCACGTGGAAGAGTCGATGAAGTTTCCACGGGGATCGGACCCGGTTTATCAGAAGGAGGATGGTAAGTGATAGTCCTTTTCATTCCCTCCCTCATCAGCCTGCTTGTTTCTAAAGCCGAAGAGAAAGGCTCTCCTTTGACTGAAGAGGAGGTGTTGGATATTCGTGATAATGCCACGGCTATCGTCACGGATGCTGAAGGAGTTTTAGCTTTGGCTGAGCGTCGTGGATATCAGGATATCGACCCGGAACATTGCTGGGAGGAATGGCTAGACTTTAATAGGCAGGATTAATGTTCATTACATAGGGCCGATGAGGTTTTCGCGGGTATCGGTCCCGGCTTACTAAAAGGAGGAAGTGAAATAGCCTACAAACCGAGAACATGTCCCTTTTGCAACTTTTGGGGGCCTAAAAAGAATTCTTGCGGAAAATGGTCCTGCGGTATGTGCGGACTCGAATGGAAGCCAGAGCAGGATAAACGCGAAAAAGATAAACAATAAACCTCGCACATGCGGGGTTTTTTATTGCACGCGGCTAATGTTTTATCTTAAAGGGCCGATGAGATTTCTACGGGGATCGGACCCGGTTTATCAAAGGGAGGAGAAGTGATGGACGCCCAAGAAGAAGGGAAAAAAGTAAAAATAGTTGTGGACTCAAATGCTTGGAACTTTCTTTATGCTAGCTCTATAGATTTGCATGATGAAAAGTTGGGCGCCTTTGAATTCCAGATAACTCTTGAAATTAAAAGAGAACTGGATCAGCTTGATGGGCGGGAGGACAAAAAGGGATTGTATGATTATTTTCTGGGACAGACAGAAGGAATGGATCCCCCGCTTTCTTATTTTGGATTCGCCGACCCAGATGTGCCTGATGATGAGCAACGTAATACAGGCTTTGGTGTTGGAGGGTTGGCTTCAATCTTTGACGCTCAATTCATGGATGCGAACAGGCATCATGTTAAAAGCAAAAAGAGAAAAATATATTACGTTAACGAAGCTGATCTCCTGATTGCAGCTAGGGCGGGGAATGGTACTTATATACTTACTGAAGATAATCAAAAACCGGGTCCACTACAAAATCTCCCTAATACCATCAGAGTTTCTCAATCAAATACGTTAAGTCTTGATGAATTCAAGTGCCATCTTGAAATTAACACACAGTAGATACCGCACCCACAAAAGGCCGCCCATCGAGGCGGTTTTTTATCGCCTATAGGAAACCGAAATGACACATCCAGATCCGATAGATGAAGCAGCAGAACGCGAGCAGCAAATGATTGAGATTGCTCTGGCTAACCGCAAACGCCCGGAGATGGTGTTTACCGGTGCCTGCTATTACTGCGAAGAGGCGGTGACCACGGGATGCTTCTGCGATGAAGACTGCCGCAGCGATTATGAGCGCATTGAGCGCGCTAAGCAGCATAGGAGAGTGGCATGAGTGTTTACACGCTGGTAGTTGAGTTTCCGGATGGCAAAGAGCCACCAATTGGCCCGCTGACAGACATCCTTGGTGGCTGAGCAATGACCGTTGCGTTCTTCGACCATCGAGATGACCACCTGACTGCTGAGCAGGCTTCCCTGATTGAGAAGGCAGTAGAGGAATACTGCGAGAACCACGACAAGGATGATTTAGATATCTGGCACAAGTTGCAGTTTCTCACCAAAGAATAATCTCCATACACCCCACCCACCCTATTCACTATCGCGCTCTGCGTGAGGAGTTGTTATGCCTGAAAAGTATCGACTCATCTACTGCGATCCGCCCTGGTCGTACAGTAATACCATTAGCAACGGCGCAGCGTCCGACCACTACCAAACGATGCCGATCGCAGAGATTAAGCGGCTGCCGGTTTGGGATATCGCTGCCGACAATGCAGTGCTGGCGATGTGGTACACCGCCACCCATAACGCCGAAGCCGCGCAACTCGCCGAAGCCTGGGGATTTAAGGTTAGGACGATGAAGGGGTTCACCTGGGTGAAACTCAACCAGTTGGCCGAGCAGCATATCAATAAGGCGCTCGCAGATAGTGAGGTGAGTGACTTCTACGATTTTCTGGCGCTGCTGAACACGCAGACGCGTATGAACGGCGGCAACTACACCAGAGCCAACACACAGGACTTACTGATCGCGGTGTGCGGCAGCGGAATTGAAAGGATTAACGCGTCATTGAAGCAGGTCATATACAGCCCGCTTGTAGAGCACAGCGCAAAATCCTGGGAGGCCCGCCACCAGCTGGAGTTACTTTACGGTGATGTGCCACGCATCGAGTTATTCAGCCGCGGCGACGCAACAGGATGGCATCACTGGGGAAATGAAAACCCCCGCAATGATATTGAGTTGCTACCCGGCGTTGCGATCCCTTCCGGCAGGAGATCGGATGAAGCAGCATGAACACCCTCCCCGACATCACCCCCGGCGAGTTCACTCTGTGGCTCGCCTTTTTTATTTGCATCGTGCTGGTCTGGAACTGACCGTATAAGGAGTAGATATGGAATCTCCATACATGACATTTGAAGAAACGGCCGCATTCTTCCGCCGGTCAGTCAAAACTATTCGCAACTGGAACAGCCGCGACCGCCGTACTGGTGAAAAACGCATGTGCGGATTTCCCGACCCGGCTCATCACGGGCTGTTCCTGAAAAGCGATATTGAGAAGTTTGGTAAGCTAGCTTGTCACGATAGAGCGAACTTTCGACTCGCCATTTACTATCTTCATTACCAGCGCCCACCAGGCAGTATAGGCCTTCCTCTGCTCATCCAGATAATCGTTATGGTCGTATACCGCCCAGATGCCCGGTAATGCATGCCCCATCATCACTTCGCATACATGCGGTGGAGCAATGGAAGCCCACCGCGTCCTCGCCGTTCTTCTCAAATCATGAATCGACCAGTGCGGCATAATCTCACCCCTGGTACGCTGGTAATATGCCATCACTGTCTTAGGCAGGCCCAGCGCAGATGCGCTGTTGAGTGCTCTATCCCTGTCCTTTTTCAGCGCGCTCTGGAAGATGAACTCCTTATGCGAGCTCAGCGACATTGCTTCCTCAATCATCGTCTGCGCTGCCGGTATGATCGGCCTTTTTAGTGGTTTTCCCGTGTTGCCGCCTTTGTGGTTTTCAGGTGGAACAGTCCATATACCGTTATCAAAATCGAAGTGCTCCCTTTTGCTCTGAATCATCTCGCCAGACCGGCAGCCAAAAAGTAATATCAGCTGCATCAGAAGCGCATTTTTTCTGCGCATGCCGGTATTCTCGAAGGTCTCATAAAGCACGCGGATCTCATCGTCACTCAGCACTCGCCGAGTAATGTTGACCTTCATGCCGAAATCATGCGGCTTGAGTCCCTCGATGGGCATTGTCTCCACCAGCTTTCGGCGTAACGCTCATGAGTGCGCCTGTTTTGCGTTTGTCAGCAGCCTTCTGGCGATACCGGGCTTATTGCTCTGCACACTTTCTATGAGCTCAATCCAGGCATGTGTGTTAACAGAGTCGTGCGGCAGATGACCAATGCGTGGAAAGATGTGGATTTCAAAAGACCGGATAATGTCGGCGGCGTTCTTTATATTGACGCTTGCATAAACCCTGTCCCACTCCCGCATCACCTTCTCAACTGTCATGGCTCTGGCGTTCTTCTCGTATCTGGCAGCCATGTAAAGTTGAGGGTCTACGCCCTCTTCAAGCGATCGGCGTATCTTAAGAATCTCATCCCTCGCCTCTCTGAGGCCGAGCGACGGATAACTGCCAATGTCTACACGGCGCTGCTTGCCGGCAAACATGTAACGCATCTGGAAAACCACTTTCCCTTTTTTTGACACCCGGACAGAAAGGCCGTCCCTGTCCGTCTTTTCAAAGACCCTTTCATGCTCGCGCCCGTGAATAGAGCGCAGGTAGCTGTCGGTGAGCGCCATGGCGTCCTCATTAGTACAAAAAAAAGTGAGGATCGCAGACTAACCGATTTTCTGTACTACAGCATGTACATAAATCACAGGGATGCATCGGGATGATTAGTGAGTAGGAGTGAACATCAAGGACTGAAATGAGTTGTTGTGTGTTGATGCGAAGGGAAGTTTTGTGATGTGCGGGGATGATGAAGGATAAGGCGTTATTTATTAATTAATTCCACAAGTAAATGAGTTGTTTAATGTCGATGTTAATTATCCATCAGCAGGTTGAAGGCTGTTCGCATTACTGTCTCGTTCGCAGGATCAACCAGAGTATAAGGCTGAATGTTACCCCGCGCAGGCTCGGATGTTTTAACCGCACGGTTCATTTGCGCAGGCGGAGCGATGAAATCAACACTACGCGCCGCCCTGGTTTAAGCATCAGTGAGAGATGCGCACTTAAATCATCGCGCCCTGTTGTTTTGCTGGCTTAGTAAAGATGGCATTCAGCGCCAGACAGATTAAACCAAACCCCACTGGCAGCAGGAAATCGTAGCTAAGCAGCCGGTAAAGCCCGATTCCGGCTATCCCTCCTGCAAGGAAAGAAAGCAGGGTCAGACAGTGCAGTCGCAACCGGCTCAGATAGAGCGGCGCCT